ATTTTGGTTGACATTTTGGTTAAATGACTGTATAATGTTACACATAAACTAACAACACGGAGCAAAATATGACAACTACAATTAAAACACAAGCTGATTTAGATTGGGAAATACAAGCATACGGTATGACGGAAGGTTCTGTTAAACACCTTGTGGCTACACAGGCTTTTCCAGGTACAGAGTTGATGTTTGCTGCTGGTATGTTAAGTGATGCACAACAGATCATGGACCCAGAGTTTAATAAAGATGGATGGGTAAGTCCAGAAACTGCTAACCGTGCTCGTCAATATATGAACGTTGCCAAGTACATTATGTTTAACATGATGAAAGACGAAAGGAAGGCCGCTTAATGGGCTTAGACATGTATGCTTACGTTGCCGCCAGAGAAGGGCAACAAAAAGAGTTTTGGGCCGACGGCGACTTTGATCCAGAAACTGGTGACTACGTTAACGCCAAAGTAACCAAACCAATTGAAATTGCCTATTGGCGCAAACACCCCAACTTGCATGGTTGGATGGAAGAACTTTGGCAGAGCAAGGGGTGCCCGCGCGATAACAACGACGACGAAACGTTCAATGGTATCGAGCTTGAACTGACCTGGGAAGATATTGACATGTTAGAAGAGGACATTGAGCATGGTGCTCTACCAGGTACCAGTGGGTTCTTCTTTGGTGATCCTGCAGATGATTACTATCGTGAAGATGACTTGAAGTTTATTCGAGAAGCACGTAGTCAGTTGTTCTTAGGCTTACGTGTATTTTATAATAGTTCTTGGTAAGGAGAATAGCATGGATAAAATGATTAAACAAATTAAAGGTATTGGTGAAGTTGGTATCGATACAAATGCAAGTCCGGGTGCAGGCCCCTACTATGTTAAACACTATCGCACGTGCTATGATGTCTGTGGGTTTGACTCAGTAGAGGAAGCATTAATGGAATTGGAATTTGTTGAAGACGGGGCATTGGCCTAATGGAAAATGACAGCATTAATAAGTGGCTAGAATGGATTGGTACTGCTATTCTAATTCTAGGCACTGCCGTCAATAGCCTAGGCTACTACCCACAAGGTCCGATCCTACTATGTTTTGGTGGTCTATGCTGGTTAATAGTCAGCATACGTTGGGGCAAAGCTAGCTTGATTGTGGTTAATGGTATTATGATGGCCACAGCACTTGCTGGCCTACTTTGGAAATATTTTGGTTGACATTTTGGTAAAATGACTGTATAATGCTATACATAAACTGTTAATAAGGAAGAACAAATGGCATACGTAGTCTACAACAAAGAAACAACTAAAACAATACGAGCTAAAGCATACGGTAAAGAATACTATGCTACAGAAGCCGCCGCTAAAGCGTTCTTAACACGTATGGCCAAAATGGGCTATCGTAAAGAAGATTTTGCTGTAGCAGAAATTAGTGACTTCCGTGCCAATATTGAAAAGTATGAAAATGTTACTAATTTGATGTCGGGTAAACCTGTTCGTCAAAGTGTTAACACTCCTTACTACTGTTCAGTAGCATCAGAAACTTATTGGTCATCATAAGTTATTAGGATCTATCATAATAAATGTTCCATCGGGCAAATATTTACGTTTTTTTCCTGTTTTTGAAAGGGCCATTTTAGCATTTCTTTCTGTGGAATATGGATTGATTTCACCAGAATCTATTTTCCGTTGACGAGTCAGCAACATGTTGTCTACAGCAGTTAGTGGCATTTTCCATCCTGCTTGTTTACGATGTTTTCTGTCTGTTAACGATGCCTCGCTAATTTTTTTGCGATGGTCATCACTGAATTTTCTTCCTTTAGTTTTTTTAGAAATTAATTGTTTAGTTTTATCAGTGTGAGATATTGGGGAACGAAATTTGTTACCACCGTTATGTCTATTAATCCATGTAGGGTTTTGTGATGCGTTGAGTCTACGTAAAACTTTATGTTCCCAAATCAATGCGTCATGCGACGAGTTAAATGTTTTGCGTATCTTTACATCAAACGAATCTTTGCCGTATTCTGTAATTAATTGTTTTACTCTGATTGAAGAAGAAAAATATTTAGTCCACAGATCAGATGGATTACAACCATTAGCATGTTTAATGCCATAATATTTTAGACCTGTTAGTCTATGATAGAGATAATAACTGAACGGAATAGTTGACATTTTGACTCCTTTGTAGTATTATTTATACAAATTTTATACAACTGAACATATTGGAGTATGTAAGATTTTGGTTGACATTTTGGTTAAATGAATGTATAATGTTACACATACACTAACAACACAGGAGCAATAAATGAACTTTCAAGCTATTCACAACGAAGCACAAACAGCAGCAACTAACGCTCAAAACGCTTTTCTTAAAACACACGGCGAAATGGCCTACTGTGGTTTTGCTTGGGTTAACGTGTACGTAGACCGTACTAACTCAACAGAAGCTAAAGGCTTACTTGGTGTTGGTTTTAAGAAAGACTATCGTCCTAAATGTTTGAACTTGTGGAGCCCAGGTAACTACCATGGTCAAAGTATGGATGTGTTAGAAGAAGGTGCACGTGCTTATGCGGACGTATTAACTAAATATGGCTTCCGTGCTTATGCTGGTTCACGTGCCGACTAATTAGAAGGAAAGTAAATGAAAGAACTAGACTTGCAAGACGATTTCTCGTATAATAATGAAGAAGAAGCAGAAATGGGACAACTTCATGCTATTCATAATAACATGAATGCTATTGCTAATGTTCGACGTCAATTGGCTAAACAAGCCGCAGAACCCAGTGCAGAAGAGTGTGAAGAATGCGGTGATGAGATTCCGCTAGCACGACGTCTTGCAATTCCAGGTGTGCGTCTTTGTGTTTTTTGTAAAGAGCGTCAGGAACGTCATTAAATAAAGGAGCAATATGTTATTAAGTGATTATAAAAAATTAATGTCACTATCACCAAAATCGTTTTGGGCACGGATGCGTCCAAGAGATACCAATGGTAGATTTATTTCAACAAAAGGAATTACATGTCAACTTTAGTCCCAATGGTAGTAGAACGTACAAGTCAAGGCGAACGTAGCTACGACATTTATTCACGCTTACTTAAAGATCGTATCATCATGTTGGATACTGATGTTAACGAGCATACTGCTAGTTTAATTGTAGCGCAGATGCTGTTCTTAGAAAGCGAAAGCCCAGAGAAAGACATTTTGTTTTACATCAATAGCCCGGGTGGTAGCGTAACTGCTGGCTTAGCAATTTATGATACAATGCAGTTTATTAAATGTGATGTATCAACTATTGTACTTGGACAAGCATGTTCAATGGGTAGTTTCTTAGCTCAAGCAGGAGCCGCAGGCAAGCGTATTGTATTGCCAGAAGCACGTACAATGATTCACCGTGTTAGTTCGGGTACTCCGGGCACACGTGGTTCAGTACACGTACAAGATCTACAGTTTGAAGATGCTAAACGTAGCTTTGAAGAGTCAGTGCGCATTAACAAACGCTTAACAGAACTATATGCACGTCATAACACGGCTGGCAAAACATATGATGAACTTTACGAAGCAATGAAGTTTGATACGTTCTTAAGTGCCGACGAAGCAGTAGCATATGGTCTAGCAGATGAGGTTATTACTAAACGCTAATTTTGGTTGACAAAATGGTTAAATGATTGTATAATAGGTTTGTAAGTTAATTAAACAACAGGAGATAAAAATGCCAAGATTTGAAGTTACATATAAAGTTCTTACTAATAATATTAATGAAGGTGGTGCTTGGATGAGTTCGGGTCCTAGTAACTATACCACTGTGGTAGATGCTCCTTATCAAGGTGCGGCCGAACAATTGGTTAAAAACATGAATGGTGGTGCAAATCACTGCCATGTTCAACGTGCAGTTCAAATTAACTAAGGAAAAGTAAATGGCAAAATTAACTAAGTTAGCAAAGGTAAATGACAGTTTTACTGTTTATCGTTATGACAACGGTTGGATGGTAGAAGTCAGTGGTAACGACAAAAAAGAAGATTGGAAAACTGCTAAAGTCATGTGTAATACTGAAGATGAGTTAGTGGCCCTAATCAAAGAATATAACACGATGGACCTTAATTAATAGGAGTAATTATGTTTAAAGTAACAGGTGTTTCAACTCAAGATGGTCTTACTAAAGTACGTTTTGCTAATGACTTTGTAAGCCGTGTTAAGATGTTAATTAAAGCTGGGCATACCGATATTGAGCTTATGGAACTTCCAGAAGCAATGTCTAAGGCCGATGCTGTGACCTATCTTAAAACAACTGAGTTAATGCAGAATCCTAAATTTGCAGAAGCTATTACTCTAGCAGATGAGAAATACAATCTTAACTATGCTGTTAAGTTAACCAAACCAAACTTAAGTTTGGCAGCTATTAAAGCCCGTGCTGGCATCACTAGTTAATACTAAATAGTTTTATAATCCGGGAGATTGACATGGCTAAATTCAGAGCGCATCACCCAAGAAGTATTCGTGCTACTGCACGTAGAAAGAGTAAATGAAATCTAAACAGACCAAATTTTGGTTATGGCATAAGCTAGAGTGTACCTGTCCTATTTGTGCTAAGTAATCTAGTATGCTGAGTAGCATATACTGATGTATGTTAGCTAACACATGATTTTCGGCCTCGTCTGTGTATAATTAATAGTATACACAGAGGAGAAGTTGAAATGTTAGCACGTAGTTTAGTATTCGTAGCACTATTAGCAGTAGGTGTAGCACAGGCAGATGAACAGAGCAATGTTGTTAATCAACAGCAACTAGCCAAACGTTCATATGCGGCACCTGTTAAAGATAAAGAAGTTCTCGAAGGTGCTAGTGTAACAGAAGAAGTGGCGGTTGACAAAAAACATCAAATGTTGCGTTTACACATGTTGGGTAAACTTCCTTACATGGAAAAGGCAACTGATTAAAGAAATTGTTGTATAACTCTTAAAGTAAGGCATGTTGGACGGCGGTTCGATTCCGCCCAGGTCCACCAGTAAGTACATTAATGCCACTTAATCAATATATGCGGAGTCATTCTAGATGACGACCTTCCGCGGGTTACCGTAGCGCAAACGGGTTAATGTACTTACTAATGGGCCTGACCAGGTTTCGACAGCGTGAGATAGGATAAAGGGCAACACGTGGGGTCACGTTAAATGCAAAAATCGTAAATGCAGAAAAAGCAAATACAAATGGTGTAGCAAAAGTATCTATGGGTCGTGGCTTCCGCTTCGGTTCACGTACTGATGCTGCTGTTTTAGCTTAGTCTAAAACAACCGGGGTAGGACTTACCTGGCAACAGAAATAACCAAACCCGCTTCGGCGGGTTTTTTACGACCAAAAAGAGGTTGACAATTATGCAAAATCGTGTATAATTGTATTTGTGTTTGTGATATCAAACACTTTATTTTTAATTGCAGTAATACGCATTGTTGATCAAGCGTACTTTTATATAAAGGAAATTATATGTACCATCCAAAAATCTCAGCACAATTCGGTGCGGACTTATTCAAAGTACTTGGCCCAAAAGCAAACCGTGTGCCATGGAACTCGTTGACCTTAACAGAACAAAAAGCTCGTCTAGCACGTATTCCGGAGTATGTTAATACTCGGTCGCTAGGAAAGCGTCCTACTCTTGTAGAAGTAGTAATCTTTTCACTTAATAAGTTAGTACTGATGGGTACCGACAATCCATTACTGGGCATTGATTTGCCGGAGTACAACAGCCTAGCAGATGCGGCTAAAAAACTTGAAACAAAACCACTTAACTATGATCCAACTAGTTTGCATGATATTGTAATTCTAGTTAAAAATGCTGAAAAACAACGTGACGTATTCTTGCGTCATATCTTTGGTGATATTATCTTCCGTTTTAATCCAGGGCTGGTATTACCTGGCGTTGGTCGGTTAGACAGTAACGGCCGTTTGTTTGTTAACGATGCTCAACACCGTATTTTGGCTTGTATTATATTAGGTATTGAGCAAGTGCCTATCAGCTATATTGAAAGTGATGATGAGTTTTGGGACGTAGCACAGTACGCAGCTATTAACATTCACAGCTTGGTTGCTAGTGAGTTTGACCGCTATCGTATCCGTGTGCAACGTGAGCAAGCTGCACGTGATGCAGGCATGCCTAGTGAAGCAGAAGATGCAATTAGTTATGAACTTAGCGAATTGTTTGCTAATTTAGGAGTAACTGTTACTGAAAAAACAGACAAGAGTACGGGTAGCTTTGCACTAGTACTTACTGGCATCGGTAACATGATTAATTATCGTATCAGGTATGGCCAAGATCATTTTACACGTGCTACAACATTAAATGCGCAGTTATTTCCAACTAGCAAGTTCCAAACTGCTAATACTTGGGGTATTAGTGAATTTCTTAAATACCAACGAATTGTTGAAACAGATGATGTCGTTGATTATGCGTTAATGAATGCATTACGTAAACGTTGGCAGAAAAATAACATGGGTAACCAGTTACACAAAAATATCAAAGATGCTTACAAACATCAAACTTGGAGTGATTATAATAACAGCCGTGTTCCAGAGGAAATGATTATTGCGCACGGCATTTGGCAAGTTTGTAAGAAATATGCTCCAGAAATTAATTGGACAGAACCAACTTGGCCAACTGGATTTAAACAGTTTAAACTAGCATTGGTCTAATATGAAACAGCACGATATAATCAATGAGAGCATTGTAAATCGCGAGCCTTGTACAAGTTTTGACGACAGTACGTATTATACAATCGATCTGTTTAATGAATTTTGCGAGACTCGTGATTTGAAACGTGTAGTGATATTTGGATACTATAAATCTAAGTATCGCTGGACAGATGCCGAAACAGAACTTATGTACCAAAAGGCACCAGATACTTGGACCAGTGGTACAGGAATTATTCGATTGTATGATTGGGGTCGCGGCGACAACAAAGTAGAAACCGGTTGCGAATGGGAATGGCATGAGCCGCAATTGGATCATATTGTTCCTAAATCTAGAGCCAAGGCACTTGGTTGGACTGATGCTCAAATTAACCATCCAGACAATTTTCAGGTGTTGCCTGCTTACTTAAATCGTATCTTAAGCAACTTAACCGATGAACACGCTGACGAAATATTACCGTTGATTGTTGGACAGTTTTCTAATTATAAATTAATCAAAAACAGTTGACATAAATATTTTTCTAGTATATACTAGTTGTTTCGTGCCTATAATAGGGCGGAACGAAAATTTTATTTGCTTAATAAAGGAGTAAGAAATGAAGTTAAATCCATTACACGACCGCGTCGTGGTCAAACGTACCGAACCTCAAACAACTACAAGTTCGGGCCTAATAATTCCAGATAACGTAGCAGAAAAACCAGACCAAGGTGTTGTATTAGCTGTAGGTCAAGGTCGCCGCACAGAAGAGGGCGCACTAATCCCAATGTCACTGAAAGAAAATGACCAAGTTCTATTTGGTCGTCACACAGGTGAGTTGGTAAAGATTGAAGGTCAAGAACTATTAGTAATGAAAGAGTCAGAAATTTACGCAGTTATCGAGGAGAACTAAAAATGGCAAAAGACGTACAATTTGGCGAGTCAGCTCGCAGTCAAATGATTGAAGGTGTTAACATATTAGCTAACGCAGTAAAGGTTACACTAGGTCCTAAAGGCCGTAACGTTGTTATCAGCAAGAGTTATGGTGCGCCACATATTACCAAAGACGGTGTCACAGTAGCTAAAGAAATCGAATTAAAAGATGCACTGCAGAACATGGGTGCGCAACTCTGTAAGGAAGTGGCCAGTAAGACAGCCGACCAAGCAGGTGATGGCACTACAACTGCTACAGTGTTAGCACAGGCAATTGTTAAAGAAGGTAACAAAGCTGTGGCCGCTGGTATGAATCCTATGGATCTTAAACGTGGTATCGATCAAGCAACAGCCGCAGTAGTAGCAGAACTAGCTAAGATTTCAATGCCGTGTACTACCACAGCCAGCATCGAACAAGTAGGCACTATTTCAGCTAACAGCGATAACGAAATTGGCAAGATCATTGCTGAAGCCATGGAACGAGTTGGCCGTGAAGGTGTTATCACTGTAGAAGATGCGCAAGGCTTAGCCATGGAGTTAGACGTAGTTGAAGGTATGCAGTTTGATCGGGGATATTCTTCGCCCTATTTTATTAATCAACAAGATAAACAGGCTAGCATTTTAGAAAATCCATACATTTTGTTACATGACAAAAAAATTGCTAGTATCAAAGATATTCTTCCGGTACTAGAAGCAGTGCGTACAGCTAATCGCAGTCTGTTAATTATCTGTGAAGATGTTGAAGGTGAGGCACTGGCTACGTTGGTTATCAACAACATGAAAGGTGTTATTCGTGCCTGTGCTGTAAAAGCTCCTGGGTTCGGTGATCGTCGTAAAGAAATGTTGCAGGACCTAGCTGTGCTAACTGGTGGTCAGGTTGTAACTGACGAACTAGGTATTAAACTAGAAGATGCCACAGTAGAACATCTGGGCAGTGCGGCACGTGTTGAAATTACCAAAGATAACACTATTGTTATTGATGGTGCCGGTGAAAAAACTGCTATCGAAGGTCGAGTAACAATAATTCGAGCACAGATTGAAAATTCTACCAGTGACTACGACAAAGAAAAACTACAAGAACGTGTGGCTAAATTAGCCGGCGGCGTAGCAGTTATCAAAGTTGGGGCGGCTACAGAAGTAGAAATGAAAGAGAAGAAAGATCGTGTTGATGATGCTCTACATGCTACCCGTGCCGCGGTAGAAGAAGGTATTGTTCCAGGTGGAGGTATTGCTCTAATTCGTGCTCAACAGGCAGTACAGGGATTAAAAGGTGCTAACGCTGATCAAGACGCAGGTATTGCTATTGTTCTACGTGCTATCGAAAGTCCATTGCGTAGTATTGTAGCCAATGCTGGAGGCAGTGCTGACGTAGTAATTAATGAAGTAGTAAATGGAGCTGCAAACTACGGCTTTAATGCTGCTAACGACACCTACGGTGATATGGTAGCTATGGGCGTAGTTGATCCTACTAAGGTGACTAGATGCGCACTGCAAAATGCCGCTGGTGTTGCTGGCTTGTTGTTGACCACAGACTGTGCGATTAACGAACTTCCTAAGGAAGATAAAGCTGATCAAGGCCACGGAATGCACGGCATGATGTAATTAACTGACTAGTTAATTGTTCTTAAAATAGCACCTTCGGGTGCTATTTTTTTGACCTCTATTACTTTGTTGATTTGTATAAATAACTATAAAGCAAATAGCACATTTGGGAGATATGGAACAATGGCTAACAAAAACTTCGTGGTCCACAACGGACTCACGGTCGGTGCCCTAACAATCGATGCCGCAACAGGCGATATCAATACATCCGGTAACGTAAACATCTCAGGTAGTGTTGGCGTTAGTCAGATTACAAAAAACGACAGCAGTATTTCTATCAACGACACTGGCAGTGGGTCAACAGTTTATATTGTTGTGGATGGCACGACTGAACATACAGTTGACGCAGATGGTGTTAGTTTAGCCGCAGGTAATAGATACGCCATTAACGGTACATCAGTTCTAAATGCAACCACACTTGGTGCAGCAGTGGTAAATTCAAGTTTAACCACAGTTGGTAACTTAACATCATTGAGTGTTGCAGGTGCTGCTACAGTCTTTGGCAACCTAACAGTACAAGGTCTAACTACTCTCAACGGTGGGACACTAACCCTTGGTGATACTGATACTGATAATGTTGTATTTGGTGCTGATATTAATAGTAGTATTATTCCAAACACGGATGCAACTTATCATTTAGGCAGCTCGGGACAGAAATGGGCCAATGTGTTTGCTACTAATCTAACAGGCACAATTCAAACAGCAAGTCAAACAAATATTACCACAGTTGGTAACTTAACATCATTAAGTGTTGCTGGTGATGCAACAGTACAAGGTAATTTAACTGTACATGGTTTAAGCACACTCAACGGTGGCACACTAACACTTGGTGATAGTAATACAGATAATGTTGTATTTGGTGCAGATGTAAACAGCAATGTTATTCCGAATACAGATTCAACTTATCAGTTAGGTAGCGCCGATCAGAAATGGGCTGAAGTCTATGCAACTAATTTAACTGGTAATATACAAACTGCAAGTCAAACAGCAATTACCGCCGTGGGCACATTAACAGCACTTGCAGTTACAGGAAATGTTACTGTTGGTAGTGGTAGTGCCGCTGGCGTAGTTACATCTAAAGGTAGTTATGATTTAACGTTAACTACCAATGACACAGGTGCAAATGCTCCAAAAATTACATTAGTACAAAGTGATGATGGTAACATTGAACTTAACCCAAGCGGAATAGGCGTTGTTACTGCACTATCACATCTTTATGTAGGTGATGGTAGTACAGCAGCTAATATTTCAAGTTTTGGTGCATACAATTTAGTATTATCTACTAATAGAGATTTAGGTCGTGCAACTATTACATTGTCAGCAAGCACAGACGGTAATATAGATTTTAATTTAAATGGCACCGGTACTATAAATGCACCAGAGATTACATTTGGTGGCGGTGGCACACAAACAAAAGCTGCTATTGTAGCTGGTTCGGATTCATACATACAATATAATAACGGAAACGATTTTGGTGGTAGCGCAAATTTAACTTTTAACGACACTACAAACCAAATTACAGTAGGTGGAGCAATAGTAGCAACAACGGATGACGCAACCGCTTTAGCGATCGCATTAGGATAATTATATGGCAAATACATTTTATAGAAAATTAAGTAGAAACGTAGGTACATCATTAACGGCAATTGGCGGCTACACTGTTGCAGCAGATACCACTGCGGTAATAGTTGGGCTAACTGTTTGTAATACATCGGGTGCTACGGTAGCAGTTGATATTACAGTAAATGACGGAACAAACGAACATTACGTTGTTAAAGCTGCTCCGATATCCGCGGGTGGTGCGTTAGTGCCGATTGGCGGCGAACAAAAAATTATTTTAGCTGAAGGTGATTCAGTTAAAATTAAAAGTGATTCGGCATCATCACTTGACGCAGTTTTGAGCATCATGGAGATAACATAATATGGCTTATATTGGTTTACAACCTCAGCAATCTACGGTTGCTACCAGTACCCAACAACTTAGCGGGAATGCCTCTGACCTTGAATTTACGTTAAATCGTGCAGTTAGTAAAGCCGCAGATATACTAGTATTTGTTGGCAGTACTGTGCAGGTTCCAGAAGTTGATTACACAGCGCAGAATAAAACTTTATTATTTGTTTCTGCTCCAGCTAGTGGCACAAACAATATTAATATTAGTTATAAAGCTGGTGCATTAACTACAATTAATCTTACGTCAAATTCTTTCCCTGTAGGTACTACAGTTGATCCGTCAATTCGTGCAGCTGATGCACCATCAACAGGTATATACTGGCCGAGTACAACTACACTAGGACTTACTGTATCGGGCAATACTAGATTAAAAGTAACAGACAGCCCAACGTCAACATCAACTACAACTGGTGCAATAGTAGTCACCGGCGGCGCAGGTATTAGTCAGGCATTGCATGTTGGTGGTACTATACATGCAACAGGTACAACTCAATCAACCAATACTACTACCGGAGCATTAATAGTTGGTGGCGGTGTTGGTGTTACAAAAGATATATTTGTTGGTGGCAGTTTAGATGTAGCTGGTGCGTTTACAGTAGCTGGTGCATTTAATACTACATCATCTGATAGTTTAATTATTGATACTCCGTTTGTGTTCTTGGCCAATAACAACTTAGGTGATAGCTTAGATACTGGATTCACAAGTACATACAATGATGGTACACAACGATACACAGGTTTGTTCCGTGATATTACAGATGGTGACTATAAATTATTTGATAATTTAACTGTACAACCAACTACGGTTATTGATACTGGCAATGTTAGTTTTAACTATGCCAATCTAATAGTTGGTAATATTACTGCTGATAATATTTTTGGTACAATTGCTGGTGGTACTAGTATTACTACAGTTGGTAACTTAGCTAACCTAAGTGTACAAACTACGATATCTAGCTATGGCATTAATTTTGTATACAGTACAATTACGTCAACGTCGACTACCACAGGTGCATTGCAGGTTAAAGGTGGCGTGGGTGTTGTAGGTAATGTATATGCAGGTAATATCTTCACAACAAACTTAACAGGTACATTACAAACAGCTGCACAAACTAACATTACAAGTGTTGGCACATTAACAGGTGGTGCATTAGGCACAGGATTTACCGCAGTAGGCACAGCACAAGGCGGCACTGGTTTAACATCATTTACAAATGGTGGCGCAGTATACGCAACAAGTACAAGTGCATTGACCACAGGCACATTACCGGTTGCAAGTGGTGGTACTGGTATTACTAGCTTTGGTACAGGTATAGCAACGTTCTTAGGAACTCCATCAAGTGCTAACTTATTAGCTGCTGTAACAGATGAAACTGGTACAGGTGCGTTAGTATTTGGTACAAGCCCAACATTTACTACTCAAATTACTACTCCAGCAATCGTTAAAAGCGGCACAACTGGTGTAGGTAATATTGGTGCAGTTGGGTCGACATTTAACACTGTGCATGCTCGAGCAACATCAGCACAATACGCTGACTTGGCAGAAAATTATCAAGCAGATGCAGCCTATGCTCCGGGTACAGTATTACACTTTGGTGGAGAGTTTGAAGTTTTACAATGTGACACAGACATGTGCTCACGTGTTGCAGGAGTAGTATCTACTGCACCAGCGCACTTAATGAACACTGGATTAGTGGGTGATAATGTAGTGGCACTAGCATTAACAGGTCGTGTTCCATGCCTAGTACAAGGTACTGTGCGCAAAGGTGACATGATGGTAAGTGCAGGCAATGGCCGAGCAAGAGCAGAAGCCAATCCACATGTTGGATCAGTAATTGGTAAAGCATTAGAAAACTTTGATGGCCCGGAAGGCGTAATTGAAGTAGTTGTTGGTAGAGTTTAGGAGAATATATGGCTTACATAGGTCAAACACCACAGGTAGGAAATTTTGTTAAGTTAGATAATATTTCTTCTCAATTTAATGGAAATTTATCAACATTTAACACTACTGTATCCGGACAAGCATACACAGTTAGTAATCCCAATGCTACTATTGCAGTGGCAGTAGGCAACGTATTAATTCCTGGGGTAGATTATTATTTCAATAATGCCACCATCGTATTTAATACAGCACCAACGAGTGCATGGTTAAATACATGGCACGTGATAGTATATGGTGATGTATTAGATTCTGGAATACCAAGTGACGGAACTATCACAAATGCTAAATTAACAGATTCAACATTACAGTACGATAAATTATCAGCAACATTAAAAGCTAGATTGTTAGCAAATTCTATTATTTTCGGGACATAAAAATGGCAAGACAACAAATTAAAAATTACGTATTTACACCAGGTGGCGCAGGAGTTGGAAAAGTTAAAATATCAGGCAATTATGATATTTCAGATATTTTAACAATATTAAATGCTACAGATCAAACTTTTATATATAACTTTGCTGATCCATTATTAGGCGGCGTAGTAACATGGTCAGCGGCATATGATGCAGATTTCCCGCAAGGGCAAGATGGTGTCACTACCCTAATATTTACAACCAGTACCGCCACGATGAGTGCAGCTGATAGTCTAGGTGTATACGTCGAAGCAGAAAGTCAAACAATACGACCATGGCCATTTGGTACTGATGCTATTGAACGGATGCGGGTATCAAACCCAAAATCATTAATCGATGCTGACTTTGAGTATGGGTTACAAAATACTAAATGGCAATCGATATTTTTAAATAACGATATTCCAAGTTTATATGAATTACCGGGTAGTGAACTTACTTCTAATACCGCAGGGTATGTAACATTTATTGGACAAACTCCAATTACAAGTACTGGTACAACAAGTATTACGTTAATGAATCAAACCGGTGTTGCGTCACCAAACTGGACACAAAATGATTACATGTTAATTGTTAATCCATATGTAGCAGGCGCAAACGTTCAAACATATACTACAGCTAACGTAATTAATAGTAATCAACGTAGTCTAACAGTAGCTAATACTGCTGGATTTGCTGTAAACGATCAACTATTATTAGCATATCTGGGTCTCGCTGATACAACAACAGTAACAACTACAATTTCGTCTGGTGCTACAACTACATTGGTAGTTGGATCCGGTACAGCTATTGCCACAGGTGCGACTATTATGGTTCAAACCGATACTACTGACCTATGGGAATTGATGACTGTAACTGCTGGCGGTACATCAACAAATTTAACAGTTACCCGTCGACGTTTAAATACAAACTCCGGTAATGTTAACATTACAAGTGGTCAAAGTGTACGTTTAATAAGCAATGTTGAAGTTGGTATTATTACAAGTATCGAAAGTAATGTTAACATGTCAATAAATCGTAGTTGGATGAATACTGTAGGTGCTGATAATTTATTATCAGGATCAGTAATCCAAAAACTTAACTTTGATGCATTAACAGGATCTGGATCAAACGTTGAAATTGTTAAAGCTACTACAATCGGAACAGCAGTAGCCAATGCCGCCACAATTAGTCGTGGTACTGTAGGAACTACTGCTATTTCGGCAGCTCCAGTAGGAAGTATTGCTATACGAATGACTGGTTTATATCAAGCTGGTAGCACATACGTTCCACAAATTGGAATGAATGTTAATGCACACGGTGGTGTTAGTCATTCATTTATAAGTACAACAAATCATAGTAATGCTAACACGGAAGGGATGTATCAACTTCAGACAGCTGAGACTAATCATATGTTCTATTATCCACGTAGAACAACTAATTTAAATATCGGTTATCAATTGAATCGTTACGATACACAAATTCGTAAGGCGGCATTATTTACTGGTGCTGCAATTCCATTATCAACTATTGTTAGTGATGAAGCAACACCGAGTACAATTACAGTCACAACACCATATGCGCACGGTATGAGTCCAGGTACACCAATCAACGTTGATTTATTATCTGGTACTAACGTAGCATGGGGTGATGGCTCATTTACAATCTTAAGTATCCCTACTCCAACTACATTTACATATCAAGGAAAATCCGGAGCTGCTGTGTCTGGTAGTTTAACTGCTAAAATCTATATTAAAGCAAGTGCTTTCTTTATTCATAGACCGTTTGATGGCGGTGTAAATATTGGTTCAGGTACTCCACATCATGGCGCAATGGCTGCAAGACAAAGTAAAAAATACTTCCGTTATCAATCTGGCAAGGGATTATTTTGGAGCTCAGGTACACTATTATCAACTAACTTTGATGTAGCCAACATATCAGCCGATGGTACAACTGCATTAAGTAGTACTATTACTATTACTACAGAAAATGAACATTATTTACAAATCGGTGCTAATATTAAATTAAACAATATTGCAACAAGTGGATATGATAATTATTATCGTGTAACTAGTATCACAAGTGATTCTTCATTTACTGTTACTGCTCAAGAAACGTTAGGATCAGCAACTCCAAAAATGGATGTACAACCAAAAGTTAATTTAGCTAGCTGGCACGGGGCTACTGTACGTGCTGGTATATATGATGATCAAAATGGTGCATATTGGGAATACACTGGTACTAATTTAAATGTAGTATTACGTTCAGCCACATTACAACTTTGCGGATTTGTTACTACAGAAGTTGGCAGTAATTTAATTGTTGGTGATGGCACATGTCGTTTTGCAGAACAATTAACCAAATATAGTCGCGTAGTTATTCGTGGCATGGGTCATATTGTTACAAGCATCACAGATAACAATACTATGACAGTTAGTCCACCGTGGCGTGGCGCATCTAATCAAATTCGTGTTAAAATGGCATTAGTAAATGAATTCCGTATTCCACAATCTCAGTTTAATTTAGATAAAATTGATGGTACTGGTCCGAGTGGTTTCCAACTCGATATAACAAAGATGCAGATGTTAATGATTCAATATGCGTGGTACGGTGCTGGTTTTGTTGAGTATGGTTTACGTGGGCCGAATGGTGCATTTATCATGGTTCATCGTATTAAAAACAATAACGTGAATGACGAAGCATATATGCGTTCCGGTAATTTACCGGTACGTTATGCAGCAAATAATGAAAGCGCAACAGATAAATTAATTGCTACAATTTCTGCAGGTGATACATCAATGGATTTAGTTGATGCAACACAATTTCCGCCAGCATCAGTGGCATATCCAGTATACGTAGTAGTTGATAATGAAGTTATTAAATATTCATCAATTGATTATAGTTTAAATCGATTAGGCAATTTAACTCGCGCATCGGCATTTACACTATGGCAAGATGGTAGTAGTAAATCATTTACTATGGGTACTGCTGAAAGTCATACTGAGGGTACTGGGGTAACTGTATTAAGTTGTACCTCAGCACCAACGTTAAACCACTGGGGTTCTGCAGTAATTATGGATGGTGGATTTGATGAAGATCGAGGCTATTCATTTACTTACAGTGCGCAGAACTATACATTCCCAGCAACAACTAACGGAGTTAAAACAGCATTCTTGATGCGTTTAACACCTAGTGTAAGTAATACAATTATTGGTGACTTAGGTACACGTGACTTAATTAATCGTGCGCAATTAGAGTTAAATGATATGGTTGTTAACTACACTGGTACTAACGCACGTTTCTTAATTGAAGGTATTCTAAATCCAACTAATATTACTGCTACTGCAACAACATGGATTAACTTAAATACTGCGGCAAATGGATTTCAACCAAGTTTCACTCAATTTTCAACTAGTCCGTCGTACATAAGTGGTACGTATGCCTCGGGTGGTGAACGTTTGTTTGCTATTCCGGTTAACCAAACGAACTCTGGGGTGCTGGATTTAAGTCGTGTTAAACAATTAGTTACTTCGGCAATTCCAGGTAATGGTGTTTATCCAGATGGTCCAGAGATATTGGCTATTAACATTACATCAATTACTGCTACTGCAGCCAGCGGAGAAATTCAAATTTCGTTTACAGAATCACAAGCGTAATAGTAATATTGTTATAGACAATAGGACCTTCGGGTCCTATTCTCGTATAAATACTACAATAAGATAAAGAGCATATACAATGGCATTAACCAGACCGCGCTTAGATCAAATTAACACAGTCGTTACCACGATTTCAGATCCCATCACCGTGTTGAATAAAAACAGCACTGAGGCAAATATTGATATTGGTTTTGTAATGAATCGTACCAATGGTACAGTGGCTAATATAGCACTATTTTGGGATGAAAGTGCTAATACTTTTGCTACAGCATTTACTACGAATTCGGGTAGAACTGATGCTAATATTACAATTAGTGAATATGCTAATATTAAAGCAGGTACAATATTTGGTAACATTGGCGGCGGAAGTACATTAAGTAATGTCTATGTTACTGGCAGTCTGCTACCTGCAGCAAATGTCACGTTTGATCTAGGCAGCCCAACCCAACGTTGGCGTGAGGGGTGGTTTAGCGGTAGTACAATCCACATCGGTAGTGAATCTATCAGTGTAGACACCAATGGTAAATGGATGTTTACCAGTGATGGAACCACTGTAGAGTTAGGTAAAAATAATGATTTCAATCCGCCCAATGCAAACGTTTCTGGTGCAGTTACCGCAGGTAGTATTAATGTCACTGGGTTTGTGTCACAGGGAACAGGAACGTATGTAACACGTCAATATGTCCTACACGGCACAACAACTAATGCTACAGAAACAGAGATACTAACAGTAGGTGCAGGTACAAGAATGCCTGTAAATACAAATACCACGGTACTGTATGATATACATATCGTAGCAAGAAGAACTGATGCCACCGGTGAATCTGCCGCATGGGAATTAGAAGGCTGTGCGGATAATTTTTCAGGTACAGTAGCTGACGTTGGCGATGTGTACGAAATTGTTGTAGCACAAGATGATGCAACGTGGGATGTTGATGCTAGAGCAGACGACACAAATAATAGTATAAACTTGTATGTTACAGGTGCAGCAAATAAAACAATCCGCTGGACCGCAGTGGTTAAAACAATTGAGGTAGCAGAATAATGTCGTCACGTATACGTTCATTTAAATTTGACAATGTATCAAAGAAAATATCTATTGCAGGGCAGGTAGTATCCGATGGATCAACTAGTACCCCTACAGTATCTGGTAATTTGTCAGCAAATACGCAGGGTAATATTACTTCTGTGGGTACATTAAGCTCGCTGGTTGTAACTGGTAATATATCAGCAGCAAATTACAATTATGCCAATGGTGTTAGTATATTAGCAGGGGTTATAGCTAATGCAGGAGCATTAAGTGGGCAAATAGTAACTGCCAACACTGCATTAAAAGGTTATATTGACGGACAAATTACTAATCTAGTTAACGGTGCTCCCGCAACCTTAGATACATTAAATGAAATTGCTAATGCTCTCGGTAGTGATGCCAATTTAAGTGTTACATTAACATCATTAATTTCTAATGTCCAATCAAACGTCACCACAGCCAACACAGCAATGAAAGGGTATGTTGATGCAATTAATTCTACCCTAACTTCTAACCTAGGTACAGTAAGCGGATCATTAGCTACATTAACATCAAATGCGGCTGTTCAATCAGGAGATATTGCTACATTATTTGCTAATGCAGGTGTGCAAGCAGGGTCACTAACAACACTCACATCAAATGCCGCTGTACAAGCAGGTGACATAGCCACATTGTTTGCTAATGCCGGAGCACAGTCTGCATCAATAGCATCGCTGAATACAACTAAGGCAAATCTGAGTGGTGCAACATTCTCCGGACCAGTTACGACTACAGAATTATTTGTTACATCCCCGGGTGGTGACGAGGGTGGACAACTTAACCTAGCTCCGTCAGCGACCAATACTACTTTAGCTGGCAATGTTGTTATTGATGTATTCCAAAATAGATTAAGAATTTTCGAAGGAGGCGGAACAGCTCGCGGCGGATATTTTGATCTATCAGGATTAAGTGCAGGTGTAGGTACTAACTTAGCTGCTGGCGGCGGCACTCCAGGGGGAGCAGATTCACAAATACAATTTAACAATTCTTCTGCGTTTGGCGGTGCAGCGAGTTTACGTTATTTCTCAGGTAATGGTGTAGTTTTAGCCAACGCCGAAGTTGCTAGTACAAGCACTGCTACGGGCACTATGCAGATAGTTGGTGGCATAGGTGTAGCTGGTAATATATTTGCAGGTGCACTATATTCAGATGCGCATAATTACGCTAACGGCGTTTCTATAATCACCACACTGTCAACAGCATTTACCACAGCTAATACTAATTTAAAAGGTTATACTGATGGGCAGATTACTACAGTAAACTCAAGTATTACAACTGCTAATACCAATCTCAAAGGCTATACTGATAATTTAGTTACCACAGCTAATACTAACATGAAAGGGTATGTTGACGGACAAATAAGTACCACGACCACTGCTAACACCAACATGAAAGGTTATGTTGACGAACAGATATCAACTACTTCGAGTGCAATCACAACTGCTAATACCAACATGAAAGGTTATATTGATGCTATCAATACCACATTAACCTCAAATGCTGCAACTCAAAACGGTCAAATAATCACTGCCAACACTAACATGAAAGGTTATGTTGACGGCCAGATTACTAGTTTAGTTAATGGCGCTCCGAGCACATTAGACACATTAAATGAACTGGCAGCTGCATTAGGTAATGATGCTAATTTAAGTGCATCACTGACATCAATGATTGGCAACGTACAGGCAAATGTCACTACAGCAAACACCAACATGAAGGGTTATGTTGATGGTCAGATATCGACTACTAGTTCATCAGTAACCACAGCCAACACCAACATGAAAGGATATGTTGATGCGGCTAATACTATACAGTCAAATCAAATAGCAGGTGCCAATGCTGCTATAGTTACTGCTAACACAGCACTTAAAGGTTATACTGATGCTGCAATTACTACAGTTACCAATTCAGTTACTGGTGCTAATGCCGCAATACCTGTCTATACTGCTGGTATCACTGCTCCAAGTAGCCCAAAATCAAATGATGTATGGTACGATACTGCAACAGATATAACATTTTTATATATAAACGATGGTGATAGTAATCAATGGGTTGATATAACATCAACTCCGCTAAATGTTGCAGTATCTACGGTAACCGGAACCACGTTAAGTATTTCGGGCGCCGGATCTATAGGTACTACATTTAGTTCTGGAGCACATACTATTACTG